TCGTCGGCGTCGGGAGGCCGTAGTAGCCGGTGATCGTCCGGGCCACGCCATCGGTCGTCACCCAGCCGCGAGCCTTGACCGAATCCCAGAGCTGGGGCGGCCAGAGGCCTGGCGACGTGTCGTTCGGATCGCCGTTCTCGGCCTTTACGCGCTTGTACGTGGCCTGGAAGTCGATAGCGCCCTTGGGCACGACCCGGCCCTCGTCGAGGACCTCCTGGCCGTCCTGGACGTAGGAGCCAGAGGCCGAGACGCAGGACCCCAGCGGGAACTGGTCGATCGTGTAGGACGGGCACATCGGCGAGTGGAACGTCGGCTCGGGGTCGGGCGCCACCGGCGGGGCGATGAGCAGCTCGATCGGCCAGGCCTTGGCGAGCTTCTCGCGCGGCGTCGGCAGCCCACCGAGCGGGTAGGGGAACGGCGCGAGATCGTCAGCCATCGGTGCAGCCTCGCGGGCCGAAGCACGACTCGCAGAGCGCCTCGGGCGGGACGTTCTCGATCGAGCCGATGACGAGCTCGGCGTGGAGGTCGAGCTCGTGGCAGGAGCGGACGTGGTCACCGAGCAGGAACGCCCGGTGATAGGTCCCGCGGTGCTCGAGGTAGAGCACGCCTGCCTGGAGCGGCAGGGCGATCTCGGCGAGCTCGGCCTCGAGGACGGCGCTCATGGCGCTACGTCCACCCGCGGGTCATGGCGCCCGACGACGCAGAAGCCGCAGACCGGCACGGGGACGTCGATCGCGCAGCCGCAGCCGCAGGCGCAAGAGACGGCAGGGGCCGGGAGCGGGCGAGGGAAGCCTGCCGGGGCGGTGACGAGGCTCGGATCCTCGCCACGTTCCCTCGCCCGCTCTCGGGCCCGGCGGAGGCGTTCACGTTCGCGGTACTCCGGGTGTGCCGCCTTCCAGGCCCGCCAGTACGCGCGTCGGTACTCGGGGTCGTGGATCCGGCCGCCACGACTGCCGGGGCCGGTCGGGAGGCGGTTGCCCATGGGACGCTCGGCCACCTCACGTCGCCCTCCGCCACTCGAGCGTCGCCGCGAGGGCGATCCCGCCGGCGACCAGGGCACCGCGACAGGCGAAGGCGATCGCGGTGAACGCCTGGTGCCACGGATCGCCAGGCGCGTGGAGCTCCGTCAAGGCATCGGCGACGAGCTCGAGCCCGGCGATGACGAGGAGCGAGTCGATCAGCAGCAGGCGGCTCATGTCGCGCTGGTGCCAACGCCGGTGGAGCCGATAGCGGGCGAGCAGGAGGACAACGAAGGCCGCCAGGCCTAGCGTCGCGAGCACGAGCTGGATCTCCCGCTCATCGACCGCCACGTTCATCCTCGTCGTCTTTCCGGGGCCGAGATAGTCCCGGGATGACGACCTCGTACCCAAGTTGGAGCAGGACTGCGCCAGAGAGCAGGGCGACGAGCGGCAGGTCGCTCCCACGCACCGGGTCGAGAACCACGATCACGACCAGGCCCAGGAAGGCGACGATCGACACGACGCGCAGCCAGCGGACGAGCGGATCCCGCCCGCCCCACAGCATCCCCACCCGCGGCGGTGCTCCTATGCACCAGGTAGGCGCCGGAGATGCGCGGCGGCTGTGGCTGGCCGTTCATCGCACATCCGCGGCCGCCGCCCTGAACGGCGGGAAGGAGGTGCCCGGCGTTACGGCGCCGGGCTGCCGGGCGAGCCTGGAGGCACAGATGGCGCTCGCCAGTAGATGGTTAGGACGGCCCGGCTCACGGCCGTCCTCGTGATCTGCCGACACTGTCACGCCCTACAGCGTGTCCTCGTCGCCTCCCGTGACGCTAGTAGGAGTAGTACTAGGGCCATTCGGCCCCCAGACGAGCCGGGCGGCGGCGCCGAGGTGGTCGACGCCGAGCTTGCGATAGGCGGCTCCGAGGTGGCGATCGACCGTATGAACCGTCACGCCCAGGGCGTGAGCGGTGGCTCGCCGGCTACCGCCGGGACGCGTACACAGCTCGAGGACCTCCAGCTCGCGCTCGGTCAGGTCCATCGCCCCGTCGGGTCGGGCTGGCTACCTTTGCCGAGGTTGCACGGCTCGCAGGCAGTCGCCAGGTTGTCAATGTCATCCGTTCCACCGGCGGCGACTGGGACGCGGTGGTCGATGACGAGTCGGGCATGGGCGGCTGTCGCGCCGCAATACACGCACCGGAAGCCGTCACGCTCGAGGACGAGCCAGCGCTTGCCGGGACTGATTCCGTGGCGCGGTGACTCCCGTCGGCCGAACCGCCACGGGCGAGGGTATGAGTACATGTAGCCGAGCTGGCCGGCGTACTCCGCGATCAGGTCGGCTACGGCTTCCTCCGCTGCCTCCCGGGTTGGCCGTGTCCGCGACTTGCGCCTCCCGTCGGCCAGGGTGATGACAGCCAGCCAGCTATCGCGGCCCGAGTGGCGTTTGACGCAGCCGCTGCCGAGCGGCCGGCGGCTCACACCAGACCCCTATCCGAACCCCTACGCGGTCGGAGGGTGTCGGTTCCTGGCATGAACAGACGTGCTGTTCGTGCGGGGTGGTGGGGTGGCCTACGGGGCTTGAACCCGTAACCTTCGGAGCCACAATCCGATGCCGTTGAACGGGGAATCGCCGGTTCCGGACCCCTACCGAGACCCCTATCCCGTCCGGCGCTTGTCGATGCGGCGGATGTTGGCCGCCTGGCGGACAGGGTCGACGTGGGCGTAGATGCGGGCCGTGAGCGCCGGGTTGCGGTGCCCGAGCTGCTCCGCGATGTCCCGCATCGGGACGCCGTCGGCAAGCAGCAGCGTCGCCACGCCGTGGCGGAGGAGGTGCGGATGGATGCGTCCCAGCCCGGCAGCCTCGAGGATCCGGGGCAGGGCGTGGCTGACCGTGTAGCCGGCCAGGCGATCGCCAGAGCGCGGGCCGAAGAAGACGGGCTCGTCTCGCCCGCGGCGGGGAGCTGCGGCGATCGCCTCGCGCAGGGCGACGACGGCATCGTCGCTGATCGGCACCGCCCGGACGCGGGTCTTGCTGCGCCGCACCTGGAGGTAGCCCCGCTCGAGCTGGCAGTCGCCCTGGTCGAGCCCGAGCGCCTCGCCGAGACGCAGGCCGGATCCCAGCAGGAGCCGCACGAGCGGTCCGAGGAAGGTCCCGGCGGTGGCGTCGACGATCGCGTCGCGAGCTTCGGGTGTGAGGGCGCGGACGGGCTCGCGCTCGATCCGCGGGAGGGCCACGCCGTCGGCCGGGTTGTCGAGGATCGTCCGGTCGGCCTTCGCGTCGTTGAGCGCGACAGAGAGCGTCCGGATGATGAGGTGGATCGTGCCGGCGGACAGGCCCCTGCGCTCGAGATCGGCCACGAGCCGGCGGACATCGCGTGGGGCGAGCTTGCCGAGCGCGATCCCGCCCAGGAGCGGGCCGATGTGGTTGTCGATGTGGCCCTGGTAGGACACCCGGGTCGACGGGCGGATCTTGCGGCCGTGGTCGACGATCCATTCGCGGAGGTACGTGTCGAGCGTTTCGCTCGCTGGATGCCCGCCCTGGCCGTACAGGCGGCGGAGCCGCTCGAGCTCGGCGTCGGCCTCGGTACGGGTGCGGCACTTGACGCGCTTGTCGAGCCGGCGCCCATCGACGACACCCAGCGGGTACCGGGCGACCCATCGCCGCTCGGAGCGAAGGAAGTAGACGGTGCCCTCCCCGCGGCGTCCCCTGCGCGCCATGCCCACATCATGCGCCCCCGCGGCGCTGCTGCGCGGCCACGAACGCCTCGAGCTCGCGTTCGGTGACCAGGCGCCGGCTGCCGATCGGCACGACGCGGATCCGGCCGGCGCGGACGAGGCGCTCGAGCGTCCGCCGGCTGATCCGCAGGCGCTCGGCGGCCTCGGTGAGCGTGAGGAGTTGCGTCATCGCCGCCTCGGGCATCGTCGATGCCACTTCACCTTCTCGCCCCGGACGCCCACGACGAAGCCGAAGTGCTGCCACGGCCAGATCCACCCTGCGCAGTACAAACATCGGGTCATCGCAGGCCCTCCGCCTGGATCCGCACGAGGCCGGCGTCGAGCGACGCAAGGATCCTGAACGCGTCGTCGGAGAGGTCAATCAGCCTGGCTCCGGTGCAGGCGTCGCAGTAGTCGACGACGAGGACGGTCAGGCAGACGGAGCTCGAGGCCTCGACGCCGCAGATCGCGACGGGGTACGGCATGTCGCCCCAACGCCACGAGTGGACGGCACCGATCAGGCCCTCGGCCGGGTACCAGGACGCGACGCCGCGGAGGATGGCAGCCGAGGGTGACGCAGTCGGCTGCCGATCGGTCCTCGCCGCTGCTTCGGCGTCAGGGTGGGCCGATCCCGGGATCGGGGTCGCCGCCGCCGAGGTCGGCGCCCCGGTCGGCCGTCCACTCCTGCGCCCCAGGACGGACAACGAGTCCAACGCGGGCTGGACGGCCGACCGCGGAGCCGAGATCTCGACGGGCTCGAACCTGCGCTCGGAGAGTTGGCCGATCGGCGTCGGCGGGCTTGCCGTCACCCGGCCCGCCAGGGCGAGCACGACGACGGCCGCCAGGGCGACGAAGGCGAGCGTCACGAGGCGCCACTCGCGGGTCACGCCAGCACCGCCAGTCCGCTGGCCGCGCCGAGCGTTCCGACGACGAGGGCGCCCGACAGCAGGAGACGCCGGTAGCGCGGCCCGATCGCCGCGGCGCTGAAGATGACGGCGAGCAGGGCGCACTTCGCGGCGAGCGCCGCCAGCGGGCCGAGGGCCAGCGCCCCGGACATGAGCGGGTTCACTTCCGCCGCGATGCCGTAGGCCCCGACGACGGCGAGGGTCGCGGCGAGGTCAGCAACGTGGACGGCGAGGACGAGCGGGATCATGCCGCGTCCTCGATCGGCTCGACGACGATGCGCGCCCCGAGCTCGTCGAGCCCGTAGATCTTCGAGGCGGCCAGGCGGACGACCTGGCTGTCGTCGGCGACCACCACGCCGGTCAGGCTGTCGAGGCAGGCCCGAACGAGCTTGTCCAGGTCTGGCCGGCGATCGGGCCAACGATCGCGTTTCGGTCGGCTGGCCGGGCGGGGGAGCTCGAACTCGACCTGGACGCGCACGGGGCCTCGCAGCATCGGAAGTCCGCCCATCGCGAAGCGAGCCTCCGATGCGATCGCCGTGCGCCAGACGCCGAGGCCCTTCGCGTCGCTCGTCACGATCGGTCGCCCGCCGCGGACGAACGCCCTCGTCGAACCTTGCGGGACGGGCAGACCCCGGACCGTGAACGCGATCATGACCAGGCGATCCGGTCGAGGATCCGCTTGAGGGCGATCGTCGACTCGCGCTGGCTGGGCAGGTCCGGATCGGGCTCGTCCCGTTCGGCTTCGGCGAGCTCCGCCCGCCAGGCGTCACGGCGGTGGACGACGTACTGGACGACCCCGGCCCAGGAGTCCCGTCGAGCGATCGCCTCACGGAGCAGCGCCGGCGTCTCGCGGATCGCCCGGATCAGGATCGCCCGCTCCGACGGGTTCTCGTCCTCCCAGCTGTCCCACTTCGTCCCGTCGGGCGGGTAGATGATCCCCCGCATCGCGGCCTGGTGGCGGAACGGCTTCCACTCGTCGCTGAACCCGCCGGCGTCCCACGCCTCGAGGGCCGCCTCCCAGTGGGACCGGCTGAACGTCCTCACGCCGGTCTCCCCGAAGGGCTCACAGCGACCAGTGGCGGCCTACTACTCTTAGGCGCTGCTGTAAGCCCTGAATCGTCGTCTTCTTCTCTACCGTTACGCCTTACGCCTAACGCCTCAGACGCGTCGATACGGTCGGGTGACGGCTGCGTTACGGCGTGGTGACGGCGCTGTGACGGCTTGGAGCGGAGCCGCCGCATCCGCTCGCCGACGGTGATGTCGCCCTCCTGCCACTCGTCCCAGCCGTCGAGGTAGAGACGCCCGTCAGGCAGCACGACCAGGTCGTGACGCTCGAGCATCGCCCTCGTCCGCCGTCGGCCGAGGATCCTCTCGAGGACCGCCCGGCTCTCGAAGCGGCCACGGTCGGTCTGGCGGCCGGCGGCGCACATCGCGAGGACCATCCCCAGCGGATCGGGGTGCTGGTCGAGGTTCGGAGACATCCGCAGGTAGGCCTTCGGCAGCGTTCCTCGGGTCATGCGTCCCCCCGACACGCGCAGCGCCGCTTGCGCCACGCCTGGTGAAGCGCCGAAGCGTTGTGCGCCTTCACGGCTTCCTCGACGTGGCCGGTCGCCGTCGCAACCCAACCACCGCAGGCGCATCGTTCGATCCGGCAGACGCACGGCTCCGTGAGACAGCGCGGGCAGCGGGCCTCGACGAAGGAGTAGCGGGGGAGGGCGGGGGCGGTCATCGCCGATCCTCGTTGAACCGGCTGGCCGCCGACGCGAGACGCAATAGTCGTGCCAGTTCGTCGCTCCTAGATCGCGGCAGCGCGACCGTGACGATCCGGTTTCCTCGTGCCCCGATGATCGTCAGGAACACGCCGACACCCTTGTAGCCGGTGGCGACCTCGATGGACAGACCGTCAAGGTCGAGCGTGATGGCCTCAGAGGTCGTCATCGCCCGGCCCACGGTCGCGCCAGCCCGGAGGTGGAGACGGTGGTCATGCGCCGAGACCCATCGGTACCTGCCGGTTCCGTTCGAGGCACTGGACGAGGTAGTCGCCCGAGAGGTCGATGAGGACGGCCCGCCGTCCGAGGTGCTGCGCCACGAGGCCCGTCGTGCCGGAGCCTGCGAAGGGGTCGAGCACGGTCCCGCCTTCGGGGCAGCCCGCCTTGACGCACGGCTCGACGAGCTTCTGTGGGAACGTAGCGAAGTGGGCGCCGGGGTAGGGCTGGGTGGCGATGGTCCAGACGGAGCGGAGGTTGCGGCCGGCTGGATTCCCGACGCTGCGCTTCTGCCCGACGTTCGTCAGTCCGGACGCCGCCATCTTCCGGTCAGTGGACTCCTTGACCAGCCCGCCGATCCGATCTCGGCCCTCGGTCATCTTCCGAATGTCGGACGGGCCCGACTGGACGGCCTCCAGCACCGCCTCGGTGTCATAGAAGTACCGCGCCGACTTCGAAAGCAGGAAGAGGTACTCGTGGCTCTTGGTCGGCCGGTCCGTGACGCTCTCGGGCATCGGGTTCGGCTTCGACCAGATGATGTCCGAGCGGAGGTACCAGCCGTCCGCTTGGAGGGCGAAGGCGACGCGCCACGGGATGCCCACGAGGTCTTTGGGCTTGAGGCCGCCGGATGAGCGCGGGACGATGACGCTCGGTTCCTGCGGCAGTCCCTTCCGGTGGCGCGAGGGATGGCCGTTGCTCGACTCACTGGCGTTGCTCGTGGCGTATGAGTCCCCGAGGTTGAGCCACACCGTGCCGTCAGCGCGCAGGACGCGCCGCACCTCGCGGAACACGTCCACCAGCGCGGCGACGTACTCCTCCGGGGTCGCTTCGAGACCGAGCTGGCCCGCCACGCCGTAGTCCCGCAGTCCCCAGTACGGCGGCGAGGTCACGACGCAATGGACCGACTCGTCGGGCAGCTCGCGGAGGACCTCGCGGGCGTCGCCCTGGTAGACGGTGAGGTGGTCGTCGTGCCAGTAGGGCGTCATCGCCCGGCCCACGGTCGCGCCAGCCGGTCCCGGCCGAACACCGGGCGCCCCATCTCAGCGGCCGCCATCTCGTCGGCGGTGGCCGCGAGGGCGCCCGCGGTGGCGAGCTGCGTCTCGGCCCGTTCTCGGAGCCGTTGGGCCATCTCCCGGGCCTCCTGAGCGGTCCTGACGAGCCACACGCCCCGGCTCCCCGAGCCGATGGGCTCACCCGCGAGACGGAGGGCCTGGAGGGCCGCCTCGACCTCGCGGCGGGGGATGCCCGTCGCCTGTTCGAGGTCCGCGATCGTGCGCGGCGCGTTCGAGGCTTGGAGGGTCGCGAGGACGAGTTCGGGGTCAGTCATGCGACCGTTCCGAGGTACGCGAGCAGCGCCGGCCGCCACGTCCTCCCGGCCTCGGTCTTCAGGCGGTGATGGACGGCGCAGAGCATCACGAGGTTGTCGGGCTCCGTTCGACTCTTGCGTCCGAGCGCCCCTGAGGCCCGGACGTGGTCGAGCTCCGTCCGCCCGTTGCACGGCCCGGGCATCCCCACCCGGCGCCCGACGCAGCCCCGGTCCCGGCGGTAGACGTCGAGGCGAACGTCCGTCGGGATGACCGTGCCCCGTGAGGCGTGGAGCGGGGTGTAACGGCGGAGGGTCATGCGACTTGCGGCCACATGCCGCCGCGGTTGCGGTGCGGGCCCGTGTGACCGGGCGCGAGGGCGCACGGCCCCGTGTCGAGGGTGGCGTCTTCCGCGAGGCAGTAGGCGGGCTTGTCGGTGAGGGCGGCCAGCTCGTCGTCGGGGACGTCGGGCGGGAGAGTGGACGCCGGCACCGGGGCTGGGCCGCGACGGGCGCGTGGCGCGCGCTCGGGGGTCTCGGCCGCCTCGGGATCGTCGCCGGTCGAGAGCAGGAAGCCCATGAGGAGCGCGTACTTCATGGCGTTCGTCTGGGCCTTGCCGGAGTACTTGTCCCCGCCGTCCGCGCCGGCCCCGAATGACTGGATGACGATGCTCTCGCCCGACTCACCGTCGGTGATCGTCCAGTCCATGAGCACGTCCACGGTGGTCATGGACCCGCCGGCCTTCGTTCCGTGCTCGCTCTGGCCGACCACGGCCAGGCGTGTCGGCATCATGGTGAGGACGTTCTCGGCGAGCGCCTTGCGGATGTAGTCCGCAGCGTCCCCGACCTGGACAAACTCGAAGCCGCCCATCGCCGCAGGGGCCCGGCCCCGCTTCGGGATCCGCTCCGCCTCGTACATGATCTGCGCGAGCTTGCGGTGCAGGCTGCGCGTCGGCTCGCTCACCCGTCCGTCCCCGTGGGCGCCATCCGGCACGGCCCGCCCATGAGCGGGTTGTACTGGCACGTCAGGCACAGGCCGGCGTTCTTGGGCCCCGAGGGGAACGTCCAGTTCACGGGGACCTCGGCTCGCCGGTTGAGGAGCTCGTCGGCCCGCTTGGCGCGGACGTAGGCCGCTACCCGTTCTCGTGTCCATGAGCGGAAGTCCTCCGTCACATCGCTCTCGATGACCTGCCAGTACGGCTTGACGAGCCGCACCCAGGCGAAGTACCCGACCCGCGGCACGGCCGCGCCCGTCTCCTCCTCGACCATGAGGGCGTAGAGACCGAGCTCGACCGAGCGGGCCGTCTCCTTCGCCCGCTTGCTCGTCTTCACGTCGTACACGGCGCCCGAGGCGAGGACGATGTCGGGGTGGCCGTCGACCTCGCCCCAGTCCTCGAGCGGCACGTTCACGTGCGGCTGGAGGCGGCAGAACGACCAGTCGTACTTGGGCAGGACGTCCGTCCCGAACCGCGTGATGGCCCGCTCGACCTCGTTGAAGTCGACCTCGATCCCGTCGCGTTCGATGACGAGCGCCGCGGCCTCCAGGGGTTTCGCCGTGTCGGGGAAGCCCGCGCGCGCGGCCGTCAGGAGGTTCTCGACGCCCGCATCGACAGCGGAGCCGAACGTGACGTCGGGGTTCGGGATGAACGGCCGGCGGTCATGGATCTCCAGCCACGCCTTCTGTCCGCAGAGCTCCGCGACGGCGAGGGCCGACTTGGAGAGGGCGGTGCGCTCCGAGAGGTCCGGCCGCTCGACGACTGCGGTCATCGGGCGAACTCCAGCTCGGCGCTGTTCCACTCCGTCCAGCCGAGGTCGGCCAGGCGCTTGGCGATGCGCTGGTCGAGCGCTGCGGCGTCCTCGTCGAGCCGCCGCTCCATCTCGAAGTCCGCGTGCGCCTGGCGCACGAACTCCTCGAGCTGCTGAGGGAGGTCCGGCGCCTCCTCGAGCGCGCGTCCGACGTGCTCCCTGATGTCCGTGCAGCCGGGCTGGTGGACTGCCATGCGACACTGCTCCTGTCTGCGAAGACATCGACCGCCCCGCCTTCTTTCGGAGGACGACGGGGCGGTCGAACTACTCCCGACGTCCCCGAGACGTCGGCCCGGCGGTGCGGGTGAGGGAATAGACGCTCGCGGCGATCGCCACGAACCCGGCGATGACGCCGAGGCCGACGACCAGCTGGAGGAGCGTCGAGAAGGCCTGGAGGAAGGGGGCCATCAGGTCGGGGGTCATGCCGCCACCTCCACGCCGAGGACGAGCGAGACGCGGCGCAGCCACTCCTTCGAGGGCTCGAGCTCGCCCCGGCTGTACGCGTAGACCGTCCGGCGGCTTTTCCCGGTGTTGTCGGCGAGCCAGCCGATCGAGCGACCTTGGTAGCGCAGGACGTTGCGCCAGTTCGGTGCTGTGGTTTCCGCGGTCTGCATGGCTAGACACTAGCGAATCGCGGAACCGCTGTCAACGTCTTTACAGCCACAATCTCGGGGTGTACCGTCCGCGATTGACGGAACGTGGTGCGTTCTGGCACCACTTCGTCGGAGGCACGGCTCTATGCCCGAGCCGTTGACGAGGGGCGAGTCCCTGAAGCGAGCCGTCCTCTCAGCAGCTGCTGCCGAGGGGATCTACTCCCTCGCGGACCTCGCCCGGCGGGCCCACGTGAACAAGGACACGATGGGCAAGTGGTTCAGCGAAGCGAGCACCCCGACCGACGAGACGTTCGCTCTGGTCGCTTCCGCCATCAGCCGACCGGTCAGCTATCTGTGGGATGCCTGGGAAGGCCGTCAGAAGCCCTCAGGCGACGCGATCCGCGAAGCCGTGGCCGTTGGCGTCGCCGAGGGCCTCGAGCGGTTCCTGGGCCGTCCTGGGGCGGCAGAAGCAATGCGACGAGCGCGGCCTCGACAGCCGCGGCCACCGTCTCGGTGATGAGCTCGAGATCCCGCTCGTCCACGACTGACCTCCGGGTCGATCGTGCCCCTGCAAGTGACGGCCCGGGCAGTTGGGTCGGGAGCCGGCGGGGTGGTGCCGGGCGGCTAAGGATAGAACGGGCGTTCGATGGCGGCAAGGGGGGGCTGGCCACGGAGATGCAGACAGGAGGAACTGGTGCGGACGCTCATCCGAGCCCTGCTCATGACCGCTATCGCCATCGCGGCGGTTGTGCTCGTCGCGATCCTGCTGCGTGAAGCGGGGCTCATGCTCTAGGTCCGCAGCCGCGTCCTCGTCGACCGCTCTCTCAGCGTGGAGTCGCCGGCGGGACCAGGATCCGGCGAGGCCGGTAGATGAGCCGGCTCACGTAGACCGTCTGGCTGCCGGTGCCGACCGCCTGGAACGCTCTGCCGATGCCGACCTGGGCGATCGCCCCACCGGCTGCGGGGTTGTACGGCGCCGTCCAGGCAGACCAGCCATATGGTAGCCGCGAAAGGTTTCGACACCTTGGTGCCCGCGCGCGCCAGCTACGTTGTCACGCGGGTCGCGATCGGCGTCCTGCTCGTCATTCTCGCGGCCGAGGTCTGGGTCGGCCTGACGAACCCGCTCGGGCTCCTGCGCCAGATGGGCGGCGACTATCGGCTCTATACCGGCGCGGCGCGGACGTGGCTCGCGGGCGACGGCTTCTACCGCGACTGGCAGCTCGCCGGGCCATACGAGGTGACGCTCGCGCCCGGCTCCCGCGGGTCGACGGCGATCCTCTATCCGCCGGTCGCGCTCGCGCTCTTCGTGCCCTTCAGCTTCCTGCCCGCGTTCCTATGGTGGGCGGTGCCGCTGCTCGCGATCGGCGCGATGCTCGCCTACTGGCGCCCCTCGCCCTGGGGCTGGACCGCCATCCTCGCCTGTCTCGTCTACCCGACGAGCTGGGCGATCGTCACGAACGGGAACCCGTCGTTGTGGGTGGCCGCCGTCGTGGCACTCGCGACGCGCTGGCCGTTCCTCGGGCCGTTCGCCTTCCTGAAGCCGACCCTCGGCTGGCTCGGGCTCGGCGGACTCCGGCGGCGCGAGTGGTGGCTCGGGGCTCTCGCGTTCGCGCTGCTCTGCCTCGCCTTCGCCCCGATGTGGCTCGACTACCTGACGGTCGCCCGCAACGCCCGAGGGGCCGTGCTCGACCCGATGTATTCGCTCTCGAACGTGCCGACGATCGCGGTCGGCCTCATCGCCTGGGCGACTAGGACCGCAGCAGCGCCCGCAGGACGTCGGTGAGGTCGTTGAGGTAGCCGATCTCGTCGGCCTCGCGCTGTGTCGCGGTGAGGGCCTGCCACGCCGCGAGCGTGCGCGTGCGGAACGTTCGCAGCTCGGCGAGCTGGGGCTTGATCGCCTGGAACTCGGCGAGGGTGAGGTCCGCCGTGATGCCGAACCGCGCCATCGTCTGGAGGTCGGAGAGGACTGCCTGCTCGGCCGTCGTGAGCGGCGGGTCGAAGATCCACGCCCCCGTCGCGCCGTCCCAGCCCGTGACCGGGCGAAGGTACGCGGCGCAGAGATCCTTGAGGAGCATCGCCGCCGCGTCCGGCATCTTGTCGTTCGCCATCGTTCCCTCTAGGTGAACCTGATCCAGTCGCAGGCGACCTCGGCGGCCTGCGCGAGGCCGCGGCCGACGCACAGCCCGGCGTTGGCGGGCGTCAGGCCCGACGCGAGGCCGGTTGCATCGGTCCGCCAGAAGAGCCCGTCGAACGAGTGGGCGACGTCTACGTTCGTCCCCGAGTTGACGACCATCCGCATGTAGAGCGTGCCTGGCAGGAAGGTGGGATTGAAGACGTTGGTCTGAGTGCCGATCGTCGTGTTGTTCGACCACTGGAACGTCCAGAGTTGGACGGCGCCGGCGTTGTAGAGGATGACGAACGTGAACAGAGCGCCGGGCGAGGTGGCCGTGATCATCGGCCCCTGGCACTGGTAGCTGTCGCCGAAACGGAAGCCCGTCAGCTTGGTCGTCACGGTGAACGGCGTTGAGGGCGCAGCCTTGTAGATGCCATCGACGCGCGACGCGAGGACCGACTGCTGGCCGTGCCAGTTGCTCGCGAAGTCGGTGACGTTCGAGACGGCGAGCGTCCCGAGCGTCGTCCAGCCCGACAGTGCCTCGAACTCGTCATCGTAGGAGGACGGGCTGCCTGGCACCGCGTCGGGCGAGCCCTTGAGGCCGGGGATCGTGACCGAACCCATGCCCGAACTGACCTGAACGACATCGCTTGCCGAGCCGCCGCTGCCCCAGCGAGTGCCGAGCGTCTCGCCCGAGTCGGCGATCAGGACCTCGTCGTCCACGCCGATCGGCAGGACGTCCCACGCCGCGCCGTCCCAGACGAGGAGGTCGCCCGGGTCGGTCCCGTCGGGGACGGTGCCCGAGCCGACGGCTGTCGTGCTCGCCCAGACGGCCGCGCCGACGGTCGCATCGAGACACACGAACTCCTCCGCGCCGGTGAGGTTGAGCCAGCGCGAGCCCGGCCGGAAGCCGTCGGCGCTGTCATCGCCCGTCGTCGGGTTGGTCGTCGTGACGGTGTTCTTGCGCCACTTGAGGCCCGTGCTCTCCGAGGCGAGCGAGATGAAGTCCGACTCGTCGGCTCCGACCGGGAGGCGGGCGGCCGTATCGGCGGCCGTCGCCGCGATGAGGTCGCCCTTTGCGTCAAGGATCGTCGCGGGAATCCCCGTGGCCTCCGAAGCCGCCTCCTCGATGGCCGCCTGGACGTTCGTCGCGGCGATCGTGCCGGCCGGGACGAAGCTGATCGCGCTCGCGTCGTGGGCGTCGGTCGGGTCGGCGAGATGCTCGTCGATCGCACCCTGGACGGTCGTCGAGATGAGGCCCGATCCACTGTTGTCGTAGGCGGTGTTCGTGCCGTAGCCGAGCCGTTGACGGGCAACCGTTGTCTCCAGCCGCTTGAGGCGGTCGAGGATGCGGCGGAGGGCCTCGCCGATGGGATCGTTCATGGCGTCGGCGGGCTCGGGAGGACGAGCCTGAGACGGGCGAGCGTGGTTTCGACCGCCGCGGCGTCGACGCCCGCGTCGGGCTCCTCTCCGATCTCGCGGAGGCCGTCGGTGCGCCAGATGAGGATCGCCGCTGGCGGGTATTCCTCGATGTGGGCGAGCAGGCGCTCTCCCATCTCGATGTAGACCCTGACGCGACTCGGATGACCGATCGGCTGATCGCCCGGATGCTTCATCGTGGGGCTCCTTTCATCGGCCGTTAGGGCGTCGGCGGGTTCGGAAGGGTCACGTCGAACGTGAAGCCGAAGGAACTGCCGTTAAACGCCTCCTGGATGATCGAGAAGCCTGTGGTCTCCATGAGCAGCGCGGCGTAGCCGCGGCCCATGACGTTATAGGGCGGGCCGGAACCCGGGCAGGTGATCGTGCCGCCGATCGTGAGGTCGCCGGTGCCCGTGGCGTAGCCGGTCCATGAGTATGGCGGGGCGACGTCTGCGACGGCCATGCAGGCGTAGGCCGACCCGTCGAGGTTGTCGCGCGCCCACTGGCGCACCTGCGTGCCGTCTGTCGTGGTGATGATCGTGTTCTGGCCATAGGCGACCTTCTGGAGGCTGAACCCGCCGAACAGGACCGACTCCGCCGAGGCCGAGGCCGAGACGAGCGAGGGCGCGTCCGAGCCCGACGTGACGAGGCTGTCGCTGCCCGAGACGACCGAGAGCGTCTGGGAGAAGACGCCGGCCACCTCGTACACCCACATGGCATTGCCCTGCCCCTGCGCCACGAACGTCGCCACGGTCGCCGACTCGCCGGGCACCACCTCCCGGTAGTACATGGACATGCCGCCAGCCCCCGCACCCGGGAACTGCGTCGGATCGGCGAAGCTGGCGATCCCGTAGGCGAGCGTCCACGGGTGCGCCGATCTGTCGAGGGGTAGCTGGCTCACGCTGGCGCAGTAGGCGATGAGGAAGTGGCCGGCGGGCGGCGGCAGCGACACCTCGCGCAGCCGGGGGATGACGATGAGCTCGCCATTGTCGTCGTCGCGGCTGATCGTGATGGCGACGACCTGGAAGCTCGCCTCGTTGAAGTCGAAGGGCCCGGTCCCCGTGTGGACGGTCACGTAGTCCCCGACCCAGAAGTCGCCGTTGGCCGAGCCGGGCGGGCCGGGCAAGTAGAAGCCGGCGGTCGCGTCCGGGCCGATGACCGCTCCGACCGTGACCGGGTCCGCGAGCGAGAGCGCCGTCCGCCGGTTCGCGATCGGGAAGCTGATGACGTCGCTGACCCGCTGGCGTTCGACAAGATCGGCGGCGCCAATCGCATCGAGCGTCGCCGTGACGGCCCCGAACGCCGTGACGAACCCCTCCTTCGTCACGCGGGAGGCGGCGTCGGAGAGGACGGCCGAGCCGTAGTGATCGGTCTCGCCGCCGACGAGATCGTGGGTGACGACGCGATCCTCGGCCAGCGTCCGCCGGAGTTCCGAGGCGATGTTGACGCCCTTCTCGAAACGCACGATGCCCGGGCCGAAGGCGACGCCGTGCAGGTCGCGGCCGAACTCGTTGTACGCGTGGAGTCCGAAGTCGGGGTCCATCTGGATGGTGAGGGCATGTGTCTTGAGGAGTTCCAGGGCGATGTCGACGCCCGGATCGCCCACCTTGTACGTGAACTCGTCCGTCGCGTCGGTATCGAGCCAGGTATCGCCGTTCGAATCGATGTCGTAATCGAAGTCGGCCATCACCAAGGGGATCGGCGCCTGCGGCCGGGTGCTCGATTGGAACTCCTGCACGAGACGGAAGAGGATCTGGCCCGCTTTCTTGCCCGTCCCCGCGAGGTAGGCCCGCACGAGCCCGTCGGCCGGCGGTGGGTCGCCGCCCGGGATGAACGATCCGGCCCACGCGACGCCGTAGCCGAGGTACGACAGGATGCCCCGCCCACCGAAGCGGAGCAGTTCGCCGCCCTCCTCATCCTCACTGATGAGCGTGAAGTCGCCCGTCTCGATGAAGAACGCGAAGAGGTAGTCGGGGCCGACCTCGGGCAGGCGGACCCTGACGAGGTTGCCCTGGGCGAGGATCGCGGCCGTCGCCTGCGCGCTCCCCTGCGGGATCGTGAACTCACCCGAGCCCGTGCCGTCGAGCTCGACATGGATCGTCTTCTCTCGCGCGTCATAGAGCGTCGCGAGGTATTCGGGCGCGCCGGCCCCCGGCAGCATCGCGAACATGTCCCATTCGAGCACGGGCTCGGCGGACGTGCTGAGCGGCGCCGAGCGGAACGGGCGGCTCGGCCCGAACCCGGGAGCGCCGCCGGGAGCCGGCATCGCTCAGTTCAGCGAATCGACGCGGAAGCCATGGACGGTCAGCGAGCCGGTCGCCACGGTCTGGGTGAAGAACATGTCGAGGGCCGAGGCGACCGTATTGTCGAAGCCTGCGCCGACCGCCGGGGCACCAACGGGGACAAGCAGCGTGCCGTTACCGCCGGCCGATGGGAGCGGAGCGCCGACGACGGCCTCCGAGGTGAACTTCCCGAGACCGAAGAGCGTGGTCGAGGTTCCGGTGCCGACCGACCGACACGTCAGGTCGATCTCCAGCCACCACGGGACCGTCGTCTTGGCGACGACGTTCAGGCCGAGGGCGCCCGTGTCGAAGACGATCGTCGTTCCAGCCGAGCCAAGGCAGACATCGAAGCGCGCCGTGCCCGGCGTCGTCACGGCACAGGAGATCCGGCCGTGCATCAGGATCCGGAGGACGCGGCCGATGGAGAAGTAGTTGTTCGGCAGCGTGATCCGGTTGGCGACCGGGATGCACGAGGCGCGCGCGGCGGCGGTCAGGGTCGGCCCATCCGTCGCCGCCGCGACGATCGTTTCCTGCCAGGTCTGGTTGCTCATGCGGCATCTCCTCGTGTGTCCATTGCTACGTGATCGACCAGTCGGGATCCACCGACTCGAGCTCGATCGAGACGGCGGCGATCTCCGGCGCCCGCTGGTCCCAGACGGCATTGAGCGTGCGCGCGGCGATCGTCGCGGTCGAGCCGTCCTCGAGCGCGGCGACGAGGTCGGCGGGCTCGGCCGTCGGGTCGAAGAGCGTCCGCACCGCATGGGCGTTCGCGCGGAAGTTCGCCCGGTCCCCGCTGCTGCCGGCGCTGTCGACCTCGCGGACCTGGTCACCCGAATCGTGCGCCCAGGCCAGCGGTGCGGTGAGCGTGATCGTCGTGCCGCTGATGCCGCCCGGCGCGATGCGCCGGATCTCGGTCTCGCCCGTGTCGCCGATACGCAGGTAGTCGCCGGCGGTCATCGAGCCGTTCGAGGCGACCACGATGACCGCTGCCCCGGCCGCCGCATCAGCCGTCAGGGTCGTATCCGCGCCGCCGGCCGTCTCGGGCGCCATGGCGGGGGCGCCGGTGCCCATGACGTAGCCGCGCAGCTCGATGACCAGGCGGTCGGCGACGCGGTTGCGCACGTAGCGGCCCGAGCGCGCCGGGATGACGACGTCGACGCCGCGCACCTCGGGCGGCTCGCCGAGGCCACGCACGAGCTCGAGGAAGATGCCGAGGTCGGAGCGCTGGACGTCGGTCCCGTCGAACGTGAGGCCGATGACGGCGAGCGGGCTGCTCATCGGTAGGCCCTCGCTGGCGTGAGCACGCCGAACTCCGACAGCCGCCGGAGTTGGTTGGCGACCTCGAACGGGTCGCGGGCGCGCAGCAGTCCCTGGACGTTCACCTGGTAGGTGTTCCCGCCGCCCGGCAGCTGCGCCATCGGGATGACCGTGCCCGAGACGTTCGGGACGAAGAGCTCGGGCACGCCCTGCTCGCCGACCCAGTACGGGTGTCCGGCGAGGGCCGGCCCGCCGGCCGCGAGCTGGTCCTTGCCCGGATGGGCATCGTTGCTCTTCCACTCGGGCAGCGGCGTGTTCGGGTGGGTCGTGAATTCGTGGATCGTGCCCTGGATGAGACGGATGACGCCGAGGATCGCCTCGTAGACCTTCTTCTTCCCGGCCGGGCTCCGCAGGTACGCCGCGAGGTTGTCTACGACGCCCGCGCCGGCTGCGGTGCCGGCCGGCGGGAGGTCCCGCAGCGCGGCGTCGACGATCTCCTTGAGCGCCTGGGCGTTCGCGCGGACCTGCGGGTCCTTCGAGCGCAGGCCATCGGCGATCGCCTTCGCAGTGTCCTTGCCGATGATGCCGGCGTCGGGCTTCATCTCCGCGATGCGGCCGAGGATGGCGTCCTTCACGGCCTCCGCCTGGGCGCGGATGGCGGGGTCCTTCGAGCGCAGCCCGTCGGCCAGGGCCTGGCTCGTCAGCTGACCCGATAGGCGGGCGAACTCGGCCGTCTTGGTGAGCGGGTGCTTGAGCATCTCGATGAGCGCGTCGAAGGCGTCGACCGGCTTGCGGCGGGCGGCCGTGATCCCATCGGCGAGACCCTGGGCCACGCCGTCGCCGGCGCTCTTCGCCGCGGTGGCGGCCCGCTCGGCGGCGGTCTCGACCGCATCGGGGATGGTGGCAGCGACCTTGGCCGCAGAGGCGGCGACCTTCGGCTCCGCGGCGGCGATCGCCGCGTCGACGGCGTCGAGCTGCTGCTGGAGGGCATCGATCTGCCCGCCGTAGAGGAAGCCCGAGAGCGGGCCGGCCGCTCCGCCGATCTGCCGGATCCCTTCCTCGAGCGCGGCCTTCGACTGCTTCAGCTGCGCGACCGTTCCGCCGGCGATCTGTTTGCCGACGGCCTCGCCGATCTCCGTCGTCTGCTGCTGGAGCCCGGGGTCCAAGATGAGCGACTTGAAGGCGACGACGACGCTGGCGGCCACGGCGGCCATGCCGAGCGGGATCGCGAGGGCGATGGCGCTGCCCAGGGCGGTGCCGCTCGAGAGGCCGACCGAGGCCATGACCGGCGCCAGCATCGCAATCATCCGCGGGCCCAGCAGCCCCGCGATGCCACCGACCCCGCCGAGGATGCCCTTGAGCAGCCCGGGCCCGACGACCGAGGCGGCCATGATGAGCGGCCCGAAGTTCGTCCCGAACTCGGCCAGCGCGCCCGTGGCGTTCTTGAGGATGAGCTGGAACTGGGCACCGAAGCCCGACTCGACGGCCTTGGCCGCGTTCGTCGTCGCGCCGGCGGCCTCGTCCATGCTGATGCCGAACTGGCTGAGGTCGCCACCCGACGCGGCCAGCGCCGCGGCGAGCTGCGGCCCCGCCCGGTTGCCGAAGAGCTCGGTCGCCTTCGTCGCCCGCTCGAAGGGATCCTTGGTCGCCGCGATGTCGGCGATGAGGGCCTTGAGCTCGGCCGGGCTCTTGACCTTCTTGAGCGCCGTGGCGAGCGCCTGGGGCATCTTCGAGGCATCGATGCCCGCGGCGTTGAAGAGGTTGAGCAGCGCGATCCCGTCGTCGATGCTCATGTTCGCGGCGGTCATCGCCGGCGCCATCCGGGCGAGGGCGTCGTTCGTCTCGGCGATGGATCCGCCGTAGCGGTGGTGGCTCGCGACGAGCTTGTCGAGCAGCATCCCCGAGTCGGCGGCCGTGAGGTTCCAGGCGTCGAGCGTGTCGTCCGCCTGGCTCACCGCCTCGGCGGCGTTCTGGCCGGTCGCCGTGGCGAACTTGAGGAACAGGGCCGTCGCGTCGTCGGCCGCCTGGCCGGTCAGCCCGAGGTCGTTGTGGACCTTGGCCATCGCGGCGCCGATCTCGTCGAAGCCCTGGAGGTTGTTGCGGTACATGCCCGCCAGCGCCTTCTCGGCGAGCCCGGCCTCGGTGGCCGTCATGCCGGTGTCGGCCTGGAGCTGGCGCGTCGCCGCGTCGAGCTGGTTGGCGCCGGAGAGCGCGGCCCCGAGGGCCATGCCGACGCCCGCGCCGAGCCCGGTCCGTAGCAGGCCCGACATCCGCTTGCCCATCGACGTGGCAGCGGAGTCAGCGGCCCGGGCGGCGTTCGCCTCGAACTCGCCGGTCTCGAGGTTGAGATGGACCGACGCGAAGATGTCAGCTAACACGCTCGTGGCACACCTCCTTTGTCGTGAGGCGCGGCCGGCCGAGCGGTCGCTGGGGCTGCATTCAGTTCACCTTCACGATGCCGAGCCGGCCGAGCTTGGCGAGCGCGGCGCGGTACTCGGCCGGCGTCTGGGCCGGCACGTCGGGCAGATACGGTGGCCGCGGCAGGTTGGGCGCCCGGTCCATGACGATCTGGTACATCGGCACCGCCGAGCGGCGCAGCGCGTCGCTGACCGCGGCGAACGTCTCGGTCATGCGGTCGCGCTGCTCGCGGTTCATGCGCTCCTGCGCCTTCGCGTAGAAGAGGCTGACCTGGCGCTCGGTGAGCGCGGCTTCAAGATCGTCGGGGCCGCGGAAGTGCCAGTGGGCGATGGCCCACTCGTGAAGTTCGCCGAGGCTGACCCGGCGGCCAGGCGGACGAGCGCGAGGAGCATCGCCGTCTGGCTCTGTGCTTGGGGGAAGGCCACCTCCACGAGCTTCGTGTAGATCGCGTCGATCTCGCGCTCGGTCGCGTCCTCGAGGTCACCCAGGGCGCCCGTGACGTCGTAGGCCAAGATAAGCTCGCGCTCGGCGTCGGCCATCGCGCGCTGACCATCGGGCGTGTCCGAGGGGACCCCGACGAGCTCGACGAAGCTCGCCTGGAGCTTCGCCTGCCAGTCGCGGTTGGCGCGCCACTTCAGCTCGGGGACGAGGCGCGTCGTCCCGTCGATGTCGAAGGAGAGCAGGCCGCGGACGATCTCGAGCTCGGCCTGCTCCTCGTCCTTCTGCTCACGCGGCGACATGGCTGATCTTCCCGAAGCCCCTGCGGCCGGGTCCTTTGGCTCGGTTGCACGGGCGGCACATCGTCTGGATGTTGTCGACGGTGTTCGGCCCTCCGAGGATGAAAGGCAGGATGTGGTCGACGCCTCTTCCCTCACCGCAGACGATGCAGACGGGTTGGCGTGCCCAGAGGGCGAGCACGTCCGGCATCGTCAGGTGACCCGGAACACCCGCCGCCGCGGCATTGCGGTTGCTTCGAAGCGCTGCCTTGCTAGCCGCGTAGTTCAGCGGATGAGCGGCCTTCCACCGCTGGGTTGCTTCGTACTGGCGGCCGGGCGCGCGCCGGTAATAGCCGCGGAGGTATTCCCGGCGCGCTTCAGTCAGGGGCATGACCGGTTACCCGATCTCAATCGAGACGGGGCACAGAGTCGGCGTCGCTCCGTCATAGAAACCCGTCATGATGACGTGCGAGCCGGCCACGACGGCGTCGCTCATCTCGACGTTCAGCTTGCCGTCCGAGAGGGCGTCGGACACGGTCACCTTGAGGTGCCGGCCGTCCACGCCGAGCCCGTCGATGATGACGTCCTTGAAGGTGGCGGACGGGACACGACCGGTCGACCAGGTGATGACCGTCGTCCCGGCGTCGTCGACCTCGACGTAGTCGTCGCCCGCGTCGTGCGCGCGGAGCAGCGGCGTCTCGAGCGTGATGCCCGTGCCGCCGTTGATCGTGCCGACCCCGCCGACGGCGATCCTGTGGATCTCCTCCTCGCCGGCGTCGCCGATCTTGAGGTAGTCGCCCGCCGTGAGGTTGGCGACGCTCGTGACCTTGATGTTCGTCGCACCTGCCGCGACGTCGGCATAGAGGGTGCCCGTGCCGCCGCCGCCGGTGGTGGCCGCGGTGCCGACGACGGAACTCGAGCCGGGCATCGCCCAGGCGAGCTTGGCGGCCGTGATCTCGTTCACGTCGAACTCGACCGTCGCCTTGATCTTCGTGTTGAACACGGCACCCGAGATGGGCCCGCCGGCGCCCTGGAACTCGGGCGCGTACTGCGTCGCCTCGACCGTGACCTTGGGAGGCGTGAGGGTGGCCCCGACCTCGGTCCCACCCACCGTGAGCGAGGCGGGGGGCCCGAAGAACAGGGCGGTGCTATCGATCGTCGTCGCCACTGTGGTCTCCTATTCCGGATGTGCTGCCTGGTCAGACCGGGATCGCCTGGATGCTGCGGTTGAGTTCGACCACGCCGTAGGCATACGGCTGTTGCGTGTCGGGGTCCTTCCCCAGCGTTGGCCCTCCTACTGCGGAGCTGTAGTAGATGCCGAGCCCCGAGGTCGCGACGCGCGGCCCGCGGCGATGGAAGACGGCGGCGCAGGCGAGATAGAGCATCTCGGCCCGAGCGAATGTCTCGGCGTAGCAGCGCAGCCCAAGACTCGTCATGGCGATGGCGGTCGATGCCTGCCACGGGTCGTCGAGCGTGACGAGCACGACGAAGGGCACGTAGGATCCCGGGCCCTTGGCATCGTTCTCGCCCGGTTCGACCGGGCGGATGCGCGTCGTGATCGCCGTGACGCCCGCATCGGCGCCGAGCTCCGCGATCGCGGCGCCGAGCGGCGAGAGCGTCACAGGACACCCCTCCCGCGGACCTTCGCCTCGGTCGTCCGGACGGCCTTCTGGGCGATCCGCAGCGCCTCGGTGTCGCCGGCCTTCATCGCGACGCCGACCTGCGCCCGCCACGGAGCGGAGGCCATCCGGGCGGCCATCGCGCGCTCGACGTAGGGGCCGGCACCGCGGATCTGGCGATTGACGGCCGGGAGGAGGAACGGGCGGGCTGTCATCTTGACCGTGCCGAGCTCGAGGAGGTGCGCGAGATGGCTGCTGAACCAGACGCCGAGGACGGCCTGCCCGGCCGGCGTGTTCATGCCGCGCGGCTTGCCGGTCCCGCCGACATCGCCGGCGACCTTCTTGCCGTTCGCGTAGACGACGAAGTTCCCCGTGTCGCGCATCATCGGCACGCCCCGCGCCGCCGCGGCCACCGGATCCTTCGGTGCGGTCTCCCGGGCGTCGGCGATGATCCGCTCACCGATGGCCGCCAGGGCGTCGGCCATCCCGAGTTGCGCCTCGTCGAGCGCCTGGCGGTTCATGACGACGCGCGCCTTGCGCCGGGCGGTCAACTTCGCGGAGACGATCGTCGGGCTGGGCATCAGGCGATCCTCCGCAGGCCGAGTTCGAGGTGATGCTCGAGCCCCGCCGCGTCGGGGACACTCAGGATGTCGTAGCGCCCGGCCATGTCGGCGGGCGAACCGAGCTCGATCCAGTCGTGCGTCGTGAGGCCGGCGAGCGGGCGCAGGTAGCCGACGTACTCGCCGATCGCGGCCCCTGCCTGCGACGCCAGGGCGACCTCGCGCGCCGCGCGCGGCTGGATGAGCCCCGCCACCGTGGCCACGGTCGTCGCGACCGTGACCGGCTGGCCGTAGTCATCGAGCGTGGGCGTCCCGGCGTCGTCGACCTGGCGGACCTGGTCGCCGCTGTCGTGGGCCGCCGCGAGCTCGGCCGTGAGTGTGACGACGAGCCCGGCCACGCCCCCCGGGGCCACCTGGCGGATTTCCGTCTCGCCGGCGTCCCCGATGCGCAGCCAGTCGCCCTCGGCGATGCCCGTCGCGTCGGCCACCGAGACCGAGGTCGCCCCGGCGGCGGTATCGGCGGTGAGGGTCGTGTCGACGCCGCCCGCCGTCTCGCCCGCGCCGCCGGTGGCCGCGACCAGCCGGCGGACGACGAGCGTATGGCGCAGGCGGTCGTCGAAGCTCACAGGATGCCTACCGCGTCGGCGAGCGTGGCCAGGATATCGGCCTGTTGCTCGGCGTAGGGCTTCGGGTTCGACTGGTACGCCTCGGACCAGGTGCCGATCGTCTGGCTGGCGAGGCCGGGCGCGAAGGCGATGGCCAGGCGGACGAGCTCGAGCTGGACGCGCTGGCGCTGGGCAAGGTCGTCCCACGGCGTGTAGGTCACAAGCACGCGTCCGAGCCAGCGACGGCCCGGGTGCGAGCCCGAGTCCAGCCGGCGCAGCGTCTCGCCAGTCGGGCTGATCGCGTAGTCGGTCGCGTCGAGCGTCGTCCCGTTCTCGACGACCGAGCTGACGCCGGCCGCCCGGCCGCCCAAGAGCAGGAGCTCGCCGCTCGAGGAGAGCCATTCGGTGACCGGGCCCATCGGCCCGATGTAGCGGGTGATCGTTTCGGCCGTCGCGTCGAGCAGGATGAGCAGCTGCTCGTCCGGCAGGCCCGTGATCCCGAAGCCCTTGAGCTGGGCGAGGGTGAGCGGCGAGCGTCCGAGCGCGGGCTGCCAGGGCGTCGTGTACTCGCTGAAGAGCGAGCCGCCGACATCGCTGACGCGCGTCCGGTACCAGGTCGACGCGCTGCCGGCCGGGTCCCAGACGTCGTAGAGGAACTGGTCGGCCACGAGGGCGACCGTCCCACCCTCGACGTAAACACCGTCGACGGTCGCGCTCGACTCCCAGCGCAGCAGCGCGCCGGCGTCGTAGGCCTGCGGGTCGAGCAGTTCGGCCGGGTTCGTGATCTCGGCGAGGAAGTGGATCATCTACAGGCTCCGTCCGTCCACGATGCGGGTTGCATCGTCGATGCCGAGATGGGTGGCCGGGGAGGCATCCGCGAGATGGATGACCGGCGCCAGGCCGACCGGTGCCGGGCCGAGCCCGCCGATGCCGTGGACGACCGCCACGCCGCCGCCGGTCGCCACGATCAGGGTCGCGCGGCCGGACCTCTCGCTCGGCGTCAGGACCCCGCTGCCGCTCAGCTGCACGTCGCCGCTCCGGGCCGATCGCAGGCCGAGGGTGAGGACGCCGCCGCCGGCGAGGGCCACGGCGATCCGGTGCGCCGCCGTGACCGAGGGACTGGCCGCCCCAGCGCCGGTGACGGCGAGCGAGACGGCACGTGCCGCCAGCGCCGCGACCGTCACCGTGCCGCCGCCGGTCAGATGCGGGCTGGCGCTCGGCTGGACCGTCTCCTTGGTGCCATCGATGACGGCGATCCCGCCGCCGGCCGCGCTGACGCTGATCGACCTCGCGCTCATCCGCTCGGGCGTCACCACGCCGCCGCCCGTCATGAGCGGTGCCGACTGTCGACCTGCCACGACCCCGGCCGTCACGACGCCGGCACCGGTCGCACTCGCCGCCTCACCGTGCGCGCCCCGGGCGGCCACGGTCGCGACCCCGGCACCGGTCATCGTCGCCACCGACTGGCGCCCGGCGAGGGCGGCTATGCCCACCACGCCGCCGCCGGTGAAGGTGGGCGCGGCGGTGTGCGCGCCACGGGCGGAGGCCACGAACACGCCGCCGCCCGTGATGGTCGGGCTGGCGTTGTGGTTCTCGACCGAGACGACGGCGTAATCGAGGACGAACACGCCACCGCCGGTCGCGCTCGCGGATACCCTCCGCCCGGCCACCGGCGCTGGCGCGGCGACGCCGCCGCCGGTGAAGGTGGGCGCGGCGACATGGGCACCCTTCCCGGACGTGAGCGCGACGCCGCCGCCGGTTTCGGTCGGGGCGGAGGCGCGGGCCGTGGTCAGGGCCGGCGTCACGATTCCGCCGCCGGTCATCGTCGGGCTGGCGTTGCGGTTGTCGGTGAAGTCGACCGTGACGTACAGCCGGTCGATCTGCGCGGTGCTCGCGGTCGAGCTGTTGCCCTTCGTGGCGCGGGCGCGGATGCGGAGCTCGTTCGCCGTGCGCAGGTCCGTCAGCGTGCAGCCCGTGGCGGTCCCGTTCGCGTCGGCCATCGACGCCGCGGAGCGGGTGATCTCCGAGCCCAGGGTCGTGCCCGACGAGTTGCGGCGGGCCTGCATGCCGACGAGAGCGCCGGTCGCAGTCGCCGTCAGGCCGTAGGTCGTGAAGAAGGTGACGCTGTTGATGATCGCGCCATCGGGGATGTCGGACGTCGTGAAGGCCGGGAAGCCGAAGTCACCCGAGAGCGTGCTGTTCTTCGCCGTCGCGAGCGTCGCGTAGGACGAGTCGTTCGTCGTGGAGTAGGCGTTCGACGGGTTCGTCCAGCCCGTCGAGACGACCGTGTGGGCGTTGGCGGCCTTCGTGACGGTGGCCATCAGATGCCGCCCCGGCTGATGGAGAGGGCGCGCTCGAGGTCGCCCGAGTAGATCGGGTTACGGCCCAGCGAGACCACGACGACGAGAAGATGCAGGTCGAGGTAGGGGCCGAACGAGCGGCCCCTGCTGTCGACGTGCTGCGAGAGATCGAGATGCACGCCGAGGCTGAGCCACGGTCCGATGACCCATTGGACCGCCCAGAGCGGGCCGTAGCGGCAGCCCCAGCGCATCACGCGTCATTGAGATCGAGGGTCGTGGTCGTGCCCTTGATCGTGTAGGTCCCCTGGGCGCCGAAGACCTCGTCGGTGACGTCCTTCTTGAGGTAGCGCACGGTCCCTGCGGTGTTCCAGAGGGACAGCCAGGACACGGTCGTGCCGGCCGGGATGTCGAGCACGACGTCGCCGTTCTGGGTCGCGGCCCCGCCGCTGGCGGAGTTCCAGGCGACGGCCTTGCGGGCGTAGGCGGGTGAGCCGCCGGTCACCTCATTGGAGGCGGTATTGGCTCCCCCGGGATCGCCGGTATGCGCTGCCCAGCGTGTGCCCAGGGCCGCGATCGCGTCGACCCCGACGTTGCGGGCGGTAGCGTCATAGTCGTTAGCCATCGTCTAAGGCCCTCAGTGCTCGTAGAAGAGCGTGATCTCACCGCTCGTCGAGACGCCGGCTCCGGCGATCGCGATCTGCAACCGGCCCAGGATCGGGGCCGGGAGCGCGGCGCCGGCGACGTCCGCGCCGTTGGATCCCGCGCCGAGGATCGTCGGCAGGTAGTCCTTGTCGGTCGCGAGCGCCGACACGCCGAGGATCGTCTTGTTGTTCGGCTGCTCGGTGATCGTGATGTCCGGGGTCGAGAGGGTCCCGAGCTCGACCCGGATCATCCGCAGGACGCAGGGCCCCAGGCGGACCGTGGTGAGATCGGTCCCGTCGGCGGCGACGTTGATCGGGACCGTCCGGACGAGCAGGCTCACGGCTCGGGCTCCGGATCGGGAACGGCCACCGGCTCGGGCTCCGACTCTGGCGTCTCGCCCGGCAGCGGCCAGGTCGGCGTGAACGGCCGGAACAGGTGCTCGCGCCCCCGGAGGAGCGGGTGGCCGGCCGCGACCGTGTGGCCGGCCATGACCAGCGTGGCGCCGTCGAGGTAGAAGGTCGCGAGCGCGACGTAGGCGGTGGGTTCGGTGCGGATGCGCTTCTCGGCCATCGTGGATCCCTCTCCGCGCGGGCGGGTCCGGTGGGTCGGACCCGCGGTCGCGCTTCGACGCTTACTGGACCTTGAGGAGCCGGAAGGCGTTCACCGACAGGAGGCCGGTGTCGTTGCGCCACCGGACGAGGATGCCCCGCTCGGAGAGCGGCTTCCCGTCGCCGTCGAACAGGTTCGGGATGTACTCGCTCGTGACCCCGAGGCGGTCGACGATGACGAAGTAGCTGAAGTCGCCCATCAGGACGATCTCCTTGGCGTCCGTCGCGACGTCGTCCATCGCGGACGCCTCGTGCACCGGGTAGCCGCGAAGGGTCTTGCTGATGGCGTTGTAGATGCTGTCGGACGGCTGGCCGGCGGTGCCGAACGCCGGGACGAGCTGGAGGATCGCGAGGTTGGCGGCCATCTGGGCACGGCTCCGGAAGCGCGGCGGCAGGGCGCCGATCAGCTTGTCGACGTCGGCCAGGGCGAAGACGTCGTTCGTGATCGTCGGGACGATGCTCGTCGTGTCGGTGATGAGCCGGGCGACGATACCGTCCGGCTCCGCGGTGCCGGAGCCCATGAAGAACTTCGTGGCCTCGAGGTCGTCCTTGGCGACCTGGACCATGCGGCCGATCTCGGACGCGATGGCCGCGGCACCGTAGTCCTCCTGATAGGCGGCGGTGAAGGAGGCGAACGAGCTCGCCTCGACCGGCGTGATTGTCGGGTTCGCGACATCGGCGGGGGCGGACGAGGTGGTCGCCGTGACCTCCGTCGCCTTGTAAGCGGCGGTCATGCCGGCCGTCGTGACGGCCTGCCACTCCTTCGTCGTGATCGTCTCGACGCGGCTGATCGCGCGTAGCGGGTTGACCGAGCCGTCGCTCGTGTTCACGAAGGTCGGGTCGATCGTGAACGGGATCGCGTAGCCGCCGTCGGCGTCGGAGTAGGTCTGGAGGACCGCCTTGAGGCGCTGCGGGACGGCGTTCTCGCCACGGGTGGCGTAGATGCCCCACGCCTCCTCGTACTCCGGGGACCCGGTCGCGAGCATCCGCCGCGCGACGGCCCCGGGCTCCCGGTGGCGCGTCGGCGTCAGGAGCTTGGCGACCGCGTGCTGGGCCTTCGCCTTGTCGGCGGTCGGGAACTCCGCTCGCTCGAGGAGCCGCATCGCGCCGTCGCGGTAGAGCCCGGGCAGCTCGTCGAGGCTCCGTGCCCGCACACGGTAGGCGGCGAGGTCGAAGATGTTGTCGGGCGCCTTGACCACGCTCGGGAGGCCGAACCTCGTGGCCGCGGGCTCGCGCTCGGTCCCACGGTCCGCTCCGTCGATGACGGTCTCGACGACCCGGCCGCGGATCTCGAGCTCGGTGATGGCCTCGGTGACCTGGTCGAGCAGGCCGTCGGTGCCGGAGATCGCCTCGAACTCCGCGCGCTGGTCGGCCGTGAACGGCTTGCCGTCGGCCTCGGTGTCGAGCTCCGTCAGGCGAGCTCGCAGCTCCGCGTCGGCCTTGCGATAGGCGTCGAGTCCGCGGAGCTCGTCGAGGTCCGCCTTGGTCTGGATCATCGGATCTTCCCTTTCATGCGCTTGTTCCAGCCCGGGTCCGGGCGGCCGATCGAGGCGGCGATCGCCGCCCTGTTGAGGGGAGTGACCGAGGCGGCCGGACGCGTCCGGCTCGCCTTGGGCTGGAGACGGAGGACCGTGGCCTCGAGGGTGTCGATCCGGTCCACCATGCCGGCCGCCTTCGCCTTGCGGGCGAGGAGGGTGCGGCCCTGGCCGAAGTCCGCGGCCGCGGCGTCGAGCGTCGTTCCGCGCCCGGCCGCGACATCGCCGAGGAACATCCCGTAGAAGGCGTCGACCTGGTCCTGGATCGCGGCCCGCGCCTCGTCGGCCAGCGGCTCGAATGGGTTGCCCTCCGTCTTGTAGGGCCCCGCACTGATGAGCGTGGTCTTGACGCCCGCCATCGCCTCGGCCTGACTGACGTCCTCGTGGGCCGCGTAGACGCCGATCGAGCCGACCTCGCCCGAGGGGGTCATCACGATCTCGCTCATGTTCGAGGCGAGCCAGTAGGCGGCTGACGCGCACAGGGTGTTGACCTGGCCGACGATCGGCTTCGGCCCCTTGGCGAGCGACCGGAGTTCGGCGGCGAACTCGGGCACCCCGTCGACCGAGCCGCCGGGGGAGTCGATATCGAAGACGACCGCCGACACGGACTGGTCGGTGAGCGCCAAGCGGAGCAGCGAGCGCAGCTCGTCGATGCTCGTCCCGCCAGACATGGCGCTCATCAGGCTCTCGCGCTGGGTGATGAGGCCGTACATCGGGATCACGGCGACGCTGCCCGCGAGCGCTCCGCCGGCGCGGTCGCCGTTCTGTGCCTTCGCCGCCGCGAGCCGCTCGTCGATCTCCTCGGCCGAGAGGACGATGCCCGAGACCCGGTTGCGCAGGAGGTCGACCATGAACGTGAGGACCTGCGCCTGGATCGCCCACGGGCGCTCGTGTAGCGCCTTCGTCACGTGGCGGTAGGACCGCGGCGCGATCAGCGCGCCCGGCTCCGTCGGCTGGTCGGTCGCCGTCTCCTGGGGCGCGTCGTCGAGATGCGCCTGGAGGTGGCGCTCGATGCCCGGGTGGTCGCTCATCGGAACACTCGACTGACCGAGGCGCGACATGCCGGCGCGGCAGCCGTTGAGGTTCGCGGCTCCAGGCGTGCCATCGGCAGCCACCTCGTGGTGCGGGAACTTGTAGGCGACCTTCGTGTCGGGGTCCGCCCCGGAATCGACCCAGGCGTACTCGCGGCGGTAGGTCGCTGCGCCGGCGTCATTGGACAGGCGCGCCTCTGCGGCCGGGCCGTCCCAGGGCGTGTCGACGGTGTCGGTGTGGTGCACGCCGATCGCTGGCATCTCGAGTGATCCTCCTCCCCGCAGGGGGGTGCAGGTCTAGGGGTGCAGGGGGTCGCAAGTGGGGGTGTGCAGGGGATGTGCAGCGCTCGCTAGTCACGGTCGCGAAGCCTGCGGCGGACCGTGTCCGAGCTGACCGACAGCGCCCGGGCGATGCTGTTGTGCCCGGCCGGCTGGCCGAGCCGGAGCAGCTCGAGGCGCTTCGCCATGACCTGCTCGCGGGTCACGATCTGTGCTGGGCCGCTGGCCCGCGCCGGGAGCAGCAGCTGGTCGACGACCGGCTCGAACAGGCTGGGGTAGGCGGCGAGGATCGGGTGACCGCCGGGGACGACCGCGCCCGCGGCGATGGTGCCCATCGAGGCGTAGGGAACGTCGATCGACCAGAACTGGCGGGTCGCCCGGTAGGCCGCGGCCGGCTGGTCGAGCGGCGGCTGGAGCTGGACGGACGTGAGACCCGTGTGGACCAGGAGCGAGGCGTCGCCGCCCGAGACGATGTAGGTCACTGCGGACGCAGCCGTGAAGCCGTCCTTGACCAGCTGCCCGATCGTCTGGGCGTTCTTCTGGTTGATGTCCGCCTGGTCCCCGACGTCCTGGCGCAGGAACGCGATGTCCCGATCGTCCGTCCACAGGCGCGTGCCCGGCGAGGGCGGTGGGACGATCGTCTCGAGCGATCCCGCCATGTCGCCCCACAGGGGTCGGAGGGTGGCGTCGGCGACGAGGCGCGCGGCCGAGCCGAAGTTACCCGCGTTGAGCGAGCTGCCCTGGAGACCCTCGGAAAGGGCGACGACGACGGGGTGCATCCCGGTCAGGGCCGCGATCCGAGTCTCGGCCTTGCCCTGGATCTTCGCGTAGTCCATGCCCGACTCACCGAACCCGAGCCCGACCGGCACGGGCTCGACGCCGGAGCCCAGGAACAGGGTCCGGAAGCCCTTCGTCGCACCGCGGTGCTCCTGCTCGAAGAGCTCGATCCACTCGAGCGCCCTGTCCTTGGTCATGCCGGGCGGGAACTTCAGGGCGAGGTTCGGCGTGGCCGCGTTGCTGAAGAAGCTGAGCTTGTGGGTGGTCGCGCTGTTGTCGGCGAGGATCTCGCGCAGGCCAGCCGTGAGCAGGCTGATCCCCCGGTTGCGGGCGAGCGGGTCCTTCGTCGGCGCGAAGTGGCTGATCTCCTCGGGCATGTAGACGAGGACGTCCTCGCCCGAGGCATAGCCGCCGGGGTAGTAGCCGTAGCCGATGACCTCGGCGTCCGGGTCCCACGAGCCGAGCTCGCTGGCGCGGCGCTTCGAGCCGTAGGCGATCGCCATCCAGTCTGGGCGCAGGCGCCGGATCGCGTCCGTGCGTCCGAGATTGAACCCATTGCCGCCGAGATCGGCATCGAGGATCGCGGTCTGCAGGAGGTCGCGGGTCGTCTTGCCAGGCTCGGGGCGCTCGAGCAGGCGCAGCGCCGGCGTCCCGAACAGCTTGCCGGGCCGGCTGTTGTTGAGCTGCTGGAAGGCGAACCGCGCCTCGGAGAACAGCCGGGCCCGGATCGCGAGCGAGCTGAATACCACGCTGTTGCGTAGGTACGCGCCCATCACGAGCCCCGTGAAGGTACCGTCCGAGGTCTCCTGCTCGCGGGGCATCGTCGTCTGGAGCATCGACGCGAGCCCGTCGAGGCCCCACAGGCCGACCCAGCCATCGAAGGAGCTGACCGTCCCCGCTGAGCGAGGCGGCGCGAGCGTCTCGATCAGCGCGGCCATGTCAGCCTCCTCACCGCGGACGGGTCGAAAGTGAGGCCGGCGAACAGCGCGAGACCCGTCGCGATCAGGCCGGCCGGCGGATAGATGAGGGCGATCCCGGCGACGACCAGGGCGAGCCCGCCGAGGGCGACCAGCAGCGTGACCAGGAGCCGGCCTCGGGCCCGGAGCCAGGCGCGGATCCGGATCATCGGACGATCACCCAAGGCTCGACCTCGGGAGCGATCTCCGGCATCGTCATCGCGGCCTCGAGCGCAAGGACATCGGCGACGGTCGAGTCGTTGCCGACGAAGCCGTCCTTCTCGAGCATGTACATCGTCCGGTCGCTCTCGAGCTCGGCGAGGTTGACCTTGCGCAGCCGCGTCGCCTTGACCTGGTCGGTCGTGAACTCGTCCCCGTCGTGGGAGTAGGGAAGCAGGAGCGGGCCGGGGAGGCCGGCTGCCTCCCATTCGCGGAGCATCCGGCTGGCGCCTCGGATCGCCGTGAGCCAGCGATCGACGGCGGGTGCCATCCGGCGCGCCTGGTTCGTGTCGAAGGCGAGGACGACCTCCTCGCCGTAGCGCTCCTGCAGGGCCTCGATCTCGGTCCACCAGCGAGGCGGATCGCAGAGCATCTTGCCGACCCGGTAGTAGGCGAAGACCTCGTGGATCCTCTGCATGACCTCCGGTCGCGGGACGCTCCAATCGAGCGCTCCTGCGGGGCGCGACCAGCGGCCGAGGATGAACGTGTAGCCCGAGCGCGTGCAGCCGCGCAGCACGGTCGCGTCGTGGTAGTCCGAGCCGTCGAAACCGAGCCCGATCGGCGTCCCCGCCGGTATCTCCCTCGGCAGCGCCAGGGCGTCCCAGCCGCGCGGATCCACGGCCCGCGACACGCCGGCGGTCGGGATGTTGAAGAAGAAGCGGAGCGCGTCCTCCCAGGGGGTGTCCGGGTCCCTGATGTCGGCAACCAGGCGGTGCAGGTCCACCCACCACGAGTCGCCGTAGGCCTCGCCGAGCGCGCCGAGCAGCCGGGCGTCATCCCAGCGTGGATCCGGCTCGAGCGCCGGGCGTTTCACGTCGAGCAGGATCCCGGGCGCCCCGGACTGCGCCGCCCTCACCGACCGCTCGGCGACCGACTCCTCGCCGAGGACCGGCGCGTTCGCGGTTTCGATCGTCCGGCTGTTCATCTTCGCCGCGTTGCGCCGGATCGTGCGGGCGAGCTTCGTCCCGCCGTTGCGGGACGTGTAGAGGTGCGTCTCGTCGAGGACGGCATCGGTGATCGGCTGCCCCTCGCGGGATCCGGCAGAGGCCGTGACCGGCTCCAGCTTGCCCGGGCGCCCGCGCAGGAACAGGCGGGTCAGGCCGTCGTCGATGCCCAGCAGACGCGCGGCCTTGTGGTCGTTCGCGGTGAGCATCTGGTAGATCGCCGAGTAGGTATTGTCGGTCTGGTCCTCCGAGACCGCGGCGATCTGGACCCAGGCCGGCGGGTGACCGCCCGTGCCCCAAGGACGCCCGGCGGGCTCACCGCCCGCGTCCCAACCGTCGAAGAGCACCGGGGCCGAGTCGTTCTCGCGGGCGGCGCCGAGACCGGCCAGCATGATCGCGCCGACCAGCGGGCTCTTGCCCCAGCCCTTTGCCCGCTGCTGGAGCCAGCGTCGATAGATGAACCGGCCGGTCTCCGGGTGGATCGCGTACCAGAGCAGGACCCGGCGGGCCTGTTCGTCGGTCGGCATGAATGGCTGCGTCTCGTCGCGCGGCGACGCGAGGTAGCTCGTCATCCACTCGAGGACGCCGTAGCCGAGGGTCGGGACCTCACCGTCGTAGCGAGGACCTCGCCAGCCGCGCCGGACGATCGGGCGCCGTGCCGCCGCGGGGGCGATCGCGACGCTCACTCGTTGACGACCTTGAGGTGGGCGAACCGGCCGCGACTGGGCTCAGGGCTCGGTGAGCTTTCCTCCGCCTTCGGCAGCATCCACGGCGGCGTCCAACGGCGATCCTGCTGGCCCTTGGGCGTGATGCCGTAGGAGTCCATCAGCTGACGGAGCTCGGTCCGGTCCGACGAGCTCGCGACGCCGCGCTCAACCGCGTCGAAGATCCTGATGATCTGGCGCAGGACGGGCACGTCGTCGGAGGTCCAGTGGGCCGCGAACCAGGCGTGCATCCAGGTCATCCAGGTGATGCGGGACTGGCGGGCCATCCCGGTCGGCGGCTTCGGCACGTCGCCGTGCTGCCAGCCGATCCCCGGCGTCGCCTGCCACTCGCCGCGCTGCGGGGCGTGGCGCGTCCGGCGCTGGTCAGCCGGCTTTGGTGCGGGTCCTCGACCGGCCACTCAGCCGGTCCTCTGGGTCTGGCGACCGGGTAGCCGCAGACTTGCACGCACCGCGAAAGGGGCGCGCGGGTGTCCGAGGGCTCGACCCGAAGCCCGTCGTTGGCCCTCCCCCCTCCCTGCCCCTCGCGAGGCATTGCAGTGCGCGCACGCCGGGCGGAGCGGGCCTCGACCATGGCCGACGACCTTGGGGATGACGTGGTCGGCGGTCGTCGCGACGCCGGTGCAGCCGGGCAGCCGCAGCTCGCAGGAACGACCCACCAGGGCAGCCCGCCCCGCTCGGTACTCCGCCGTGTGATAAGGCGCCTTGTACGCGCCCTCGCACCGACGGCAGCGACTCCCGGTGGTGGGCACCCCGCAGTCAAGGCAACCTCGCTTCACCGGCATCAGCGCACCTCGAAGAAGGTGGGCAGACTCGCTCACGGCGGCGTCGTGCCCGGCGTCGTGGTCGTGGGCTGGCCCTGCCCGAGCGTCACGGCGCGTTCCGTCTGCCGCGCGGATGCGGATGCGCCCTCCTTCTGGAACGCCCAGCCCAACACCAGCCCTGTGATGCCGGTGAGGAAGGGCAGGAGCTGCTCGGACGGTACCTGGCTCGGGACGACGAGCAGGATGAAGGAGCCCACGAGCACGAGGACGGCGATGAGGTACGTCGCGACGATGCGGATCGTGTCGGTCTGCATCAGGCCACCGGCGGCTCGGGCTCATAGATCGCCTTGACCTGATCGTCGACGCTCTGCACCGTGGCGGCCACAGCCGCGAGTTCCTCGTCGGTGACCTGCCCTGCGGTGAGCGTGGCGACCTGTCCCTGGAGATCGGTCACGGTCACGCCGAGCGCGGCGAGCGCGTCGAGGACCTGCTGATGCTCTGCCGCCGCGTCCGCGCTGACGCTCTCGAGCGCTGCCTGGATGATGTCGAGTCGTGCCATCGTTGCCTTCTCCTGTCCCTTCAACCGCTTCCTAAGCCAGAACCACTCACTCATGGGCGGTCCACCTCCGACGCATCCAGACCGCGCCCGCGATGAGCGCCCAAACCGCGAAGAAGACGGGCACCGGGTGGGGCCAGCCTGAGATGCCGTAGGGGTCGAGCGAGCCGAGGACGATGGCGTAAAGGATCCCGATCGCCACGGCGGGCCAGAGCGTCCATCGCATCACACCGTGAACGGATATACTGCGAACGTGGACTTCGCCGAACGGTTCATGTCACACACCCGACCCGAAGGCGACTGCCTGGTCTGGACCGGCACCCGACATCGCCAGGGCTACGGACTCACGAAGCAGGACGGCAGAACCCGCCGAGCTCATCGCGTCGCCTGGGAGCTCGAGCACGGCCAAGCCGTCCCACCCGGTCTGCTCGTCTGTCATTCCTGCGACAACCCGCCATGCGTCCGCGCAGCCCATCTCTTCCTGGGGACCATGCGCGACAACCGCAGAGATGCGATGACCAAAGGCCGAACCGCGACTGGCGCGCGACATGGCTCCCGCACGCGACCCGACCGCGTACCGCGCGGACAGCGGAACGGGCTCGCCAAGATCAAGGACGTGGAGCTGCCCACGATCAGGGATCGCATCGCGGCAGGCGAGAGCAACGCCGCGATCGCCAAGGACTACGGCGTCGTCCCTGGCGCCATCTGGAACATACGGACGGGCGCGACGCATCGGCCTATCCCGTAGTGAACAGGTGGCCGAGCAGAAGCCCAGCCCCGAGGCCGACGAGGAAGCCGATCGGCGGCCACGCCTTGCTGAAGCGCCACACCTGCTCGCTGATCGTCGGGGCGTGATGGACGGCCTGCCACACCTCGTAGCAGGCGAACGCCGCGAACGCGGCGATGACGAGGAGCGGCAGCGTGAGGTCACCCAAGCTGAGCCGTCCCGATCTGGCTCACGTCGGCGCGATTGACGCGCACCTGCTGGAGCACGCCGCCGGTGCTGATGGCAATCGCGCACTGCGTCGCGCTGATGTCGCCGAGCGTCCAGCGCGTGGCCGCGGCGCCAAGCTTCACGAGCGGGGCGTTCGTGTCGAGCGTGTAGAACTGCGTACCCGTCGGCATGGACACGAGCCGCCGGACGCTGTTCGTGATCGGGAACACGGTGACCTCCGGCTTCGGGGCATCGATCTTGTCGGTGACATGCCAGCCCTCGGCCCACATGTAGGAGCGGTCCCAGAACGCCGGGTCCATGTCGAAGTGGCCGGCGATCGGGTGCTTGCCCCAGGTGGCACCCCAGGTCTGGTGGAACGTGAAACGCAGGACGCCGCCCAGGGTCCGCCAGCCGCAGGCCGAGTAGGCGTGGCCGCCGACGAGCGTGCCGATCGGCGCCTTGAGACAGCCGGCCGCGTCGGTCAGCCCCCAGTTCGCATCCCAGCCCGAGTCGAGCTGCGTCGGGCCGAGCTGGCGGATGGTCGCCTGGAGGAGCGCGATGAAGGCGTCCGACTTCGTCGGCGTCGGGAGGCCGTAGTAGCCGGTGATCGTCCGGGCCACGCCATCGGTCGTCACCCAGCCGCGAGCCTTGACCGAATCCCAGAGCTGGGGCGGCCAGAGGCCTGGCGACGTGTCGTTCGG